GGTATTCACATAACGACCATCTGTATAGCTAGTATCAATAGCAATATCATTAGCATTAACCGTAATGCCTGTGCCACCACCTACAGTAAAAGTACGGTTAGCAGTTAAGTCACCACCACCAGTTAAACCATCTCCCGCAATAAGTTGTCTTGAAGTATTAGTTTTAGCGTCTAGTGCAGTCTGTAATCCGTCTACGTTAGAAATAACATGAGCATGTGAATCGTCTTGTACAGCAGTAGTAATGTTAATATTAGCAGAGCCATCAAAGGTTGCACTACCAGTTACATCGCCAGAAAGTTGTACGGTACGTGCTGTAGCTAGTGCTGTGGCTGTAGCTGCGTTACCTGTAGTGCTTTGATTACCTGCAGCATTAACACCAGGAAGATTAATGTTAGCTGTACCATCAAAAGATACGCCACCAATGTTACGTGCACTTTCAAGAGCGGAAGCTGTAGCTGCGTTACCTGAAACATTACCTGTAATATTACCTGTTACGTTACCTTCTAAGTTTGCAACAATAGTACCTGTGGCATAACTTGAATGTCCTGTGTTAATAGTACCTGCAGGTACAGGGTCATATTCATCAACTAAGCGCCACTTAGATTCACTTGCGTCATAGAACAAACCCATATGAGTGTATCCTACGCCGCTTGTACCTGTATTCCTATTAGAAAAGAAACCTGTATCTACGTTAATAGGTGCGGCTGTACCTGTCCAAACATCGTTAAGCGTGTGGCCTGTAGTAGCACCAAACTTTACAGATATATTATCTGCGCTGTGGATCATCTGCTCACTACCAGTAATAGCATTACCTGTAGTAATAGTCGTAGTAAAGTTATCAGTACTTACTGCAAAAGTATCAGGCGTTCCTACACTATCAATTTTTACATAGTAATTAGTAGACGCTGTTCCTGTAAAGTGGCCTGCAAAGAAGGCATCATCTAGTCCAGAACCTGTAAAGGTTGTGTTGGCATCACCAATAGCATCACCTTCATTGGCACGATAGAAAGGCGCACCAGCAGTAACATCAGATGTAGAGGTTGTATTTGTAGAGCCTGTGACGTTCAAATCACCATCAATGGTTAGGCTACCACCAATATGTTGATCCATTTGAACACGGAAAGATTTAATAGAGTGATTTTGTTGAGCAAGAAAGGCTACACCATTTGTGGCATCTGACCTAACAACAAAACCAAGACACATAGGAAAGTTAGGATAAACAGGAGCAGCAGTTTGGGTAGCCCCATCTGTAATACCAGTAAAGAATTGACCTACACTTAAATGGCTAGTATCAATACCCTCTAACCTGCCTGCAGTAATTATGTACCCATAAGAGTTGTTTGTTATATCAGCGGCAATCATGCCTTCTGATTTATACTTTGTACTACTTGTAGCATTAGCAGCAGCCACAGTAGGTACATATGTCCCATTAGAAGTTTTAGTACCTGCAAAATATACAGGTGTACCTTTTGACAGGGTAGCACCTGTCTCATTGTACACTCTAGCATGTTCTTCAATACCTAACTCGTGTACAACTCCCGCATCGTCAGAGTAGTAGTTAAGCGTTTTATGTACGTTATCATACCATAAGCGACCTTCACCATGCGCAGGATGGGATGCTTGTGCAGCAAGATCTATCCAATCATCTACGTCAAGTTGACCACCAACAGTAACATTTCCAGTAGCATCTACCGTAGTAAAATTAGAAGCGGCAGCTTGGGCAGCACCAATAATAGCACCATCAATAGCACCGCCATTAATATCAATATTACCATTGGCATCCGTATATACAGCTTTGTCTGAAGGGTATGTCATAAAGACATCTTTTTTACCTGCACCAAAGTTTACAGCATTAGTTCCGTTAGACCCAGACAGCACTGTAGTACGAGTAATAGTATTACCCGTATTCCATGTACCTAAACCTACTTCCCATTCGTCTGTACCCGAGACAGTAGTTATAATAGCATAGTAAGTAGTATCGCCATTTGTCATATAGGACTGAAATGAATCAAATGTTGCAGAAGAACCCTCTAAAGATACTGCTCCAGTACCTGTAGTAAGAGTATTTTCCTTAACCCTGTCTTTTAATATAAATGCCATACTATAATTCTACCTTAATTAAACTAGTCGAATAAGTGCTGTTGCGCCCTCTGAACCTACTGCTGGGAAGTCTACTGTAAAGTTACCCGCTGTAGATGTAACCGTTTGACCAAAGCTAAACACTGCAATAGCGTTATGGTTAGCTAAAGAATGGTTATATATAAGAGCACCTTCTGCTGAAGTTGTAATATCTGCCCAAACTTTATCTGAAAAAGTTACGTATGCACGGTCATCTGCTGTAGAAAGTGCAATAGAAACTCCTGCTAAAGTATTATTAGTGACACTATAAGCAGCACCTGTAACACTAGCTTCATCGTTTGTGCCAGTTGTTAGACCCGCACCTGCAGGAAGTGTTCCGCCTGAATACGTACTATCTGCATTATCATATGTTTTTGTTTCTGCACCGTAAGATTCAGTTGAGCCTGCTTTAATTAATGCAATCTTTATTGTGTGATTGTCCAAGTCGTGCAAACCTTCAAGAAGTTCTTTCTTAAAAGTATTACACATTGCCGTTGTTACACCCATTGTTTTTCTCCATGTAAGGGTAAGGGGCCAGCATTAAGCCAGCCCCGAACTTAATTTATGCTAATGCATCACGTGCTACTTCGGCAGCACCTTCTCCATCAACGTTCATCAACAAAGCCCAAACACGCAGTTTACCTGCAGTTGCTGTGCCTGTCAGTGTGTCTACGGTGATGTCCAATGTGTCAGCCGCTCCCATGTATGAAATGCCAGCAATTGAAGGTGCAACAGCACCTACAGTTTTACTAGCCATTTCATACGCAGCAACAAAAGCATCATCATCGGCAGCACCAATGTCGAAAACCAGTGAAGACGCACCAGTTAGTGCTTCAGTAACTTCAACACCAGCAGCCAGTACGACTGTTTGTGCAGGAAGAGACATAACACTATTAGCGCCTGCACTCAGTGCAGTTGCGGCAACTTCGACAGAAACATTACGAATACCTTCTAAAGCCATTTGTTATTCCTCCCTTATGCCAAGTGGTACTTAGCGTTCACAAGAGCTTCAGGACGAAGGATCTTGCGACCATATAGATGCATACCGCGAACAATGTCAGCGAATGAATCTGGATCACGATAAGTTTCAGTTTTGTTGATCTGCTCTGCAGTTGCAACGGCTGAATCGTGACCAGCAACAATCATACCATAGTGAGTAGATGAGTTTGCTCCTGTGTGAGAAGGCCCATTCTCAGCGGCAGGTAGATTGTTGGATTGATAAACACGGAAACCATGAATGTTTGTACCAACTTGACCGTTCTGCAATCCAGAACCACCAAAATCAGCGTTAAACAAACGTGAGTCTTCATCTTTAAGCAACTCCATAAACACAGGATCTACTACCAACCAACGACCTTGAGTATCCACATTTTGTTGATCCAACAAACGTGACATACGTGCAATGACAGTCAATGGGAAAGTATCACCAGCGGCAGGAGTAGTATCGGTTGCTCCACCAGCACGAGGCTGAAGGGCAAGCGCATCACCTGCAGAACCACCAAAGGATGCTGCATCAATTTTCATATTGGCAAGCAATTCGTCAGTAGTTGTGCCAACAGCGTTTGTACCATTAACCACATTGTTTACCGTATCAGGTGTACCGTGAATAGCTGACTGTTTGAAACCTGTCAAGTAGCCAAGTACATCTTGGTCAAACTGATCTGACAAACGATAAGCTGCACGATCACTTGCAAGGCTTTGGAAGTTTACGTGACTATGGGCTTCCTCAATATCATCGACTTTGAAAGCAAAGTAGTTAGCTTTGTCAATGGTTAATGAGAAATCTTCATCGTCAAGATCTTGTGGTGTGATAGTTGTACCACGCTCATATGCTTTAACGGTGATCTCAGGTTCTTTAATAATTTTAACTGAGTCGCCCATTGCAGCGATTTCTCCGAAATAATCAGAGTTAGTGATTGCTTCACAAATAGATGCCTTGCGGAATGCAAGCTGCACCTGTTTGCTATAAATTACTGGTGAGAAGTTACCATTGGGTAAGTTGCCATAACCAGCAGCGGATGTAAATGCCATTTCTATTTCTCCTTAGCATTGTATCACAGATGCAAACTGGCAATATCTTATTAGGGGCTAAAGCTTTATTGGGTGCACTATTATAAACATCGGCCAATGTTTAAGCTAATGGGCCATAAGACATTAGGTTGTCCGTAAGGTTTTATTGCTGTTTGCTGTAGTATAGTTAATCCTGTGTGGGTAACTGTAGTTAATACCTAGCAGGGCCACAGAGGGATTGTACATATAGTTATATCATATATATTCTATATGTCAATAGTCTAACGCGCAGAACCCGATACATCGTATACAAATTTTCCAGTTCGTATAGCGTCCATAATGTCGTCAGCTTTACTTTCGTATTCACTTGGTGACATTCGTTGCACTTGAGATTCTTTATATGCTATATTAGAATCTGCACTGTCGGGAGCGCTGCGTGTATTTTTTGTAGACACAGACTTGGCTGCATCTTTATTAGAAGATTTTTTAGTCTTAGTAATACCACGATCTACTTTGTATAGGTCTATGGCACGTGCAGCGGAACGGGCATCTTCTGAATTTTCGTACAAAGCATCTTGAACCCACTTAGGCTGTTCGTCTGCCCATTCGTGAAAGTCATCGCTGTCTCGAATTTCTGTAAAGTCAGGATGAATACGAAGTAATTCTACTTCTGCTTTTTCTTTAGTTGCCTCAAACCGCATTTCATCAATCATCTTTACACGATCTTCTAATTCTGCAGAATGTTCCTTAGCTTTTTTAATAGCAATAGTCTCTACGATAGCAGCTACATCTGGGTATTCAGAAATCCATTTCTCTAAATCTTCATCGGATGTAGGTAACTTAATGTTATTCTTAGTTGACTGATTAAGCTGGCCCTCTAAAACACTAATACGTTCTTCGTAGCTACGTTCTTTTTCTTGTGTGTGTCGTCGTAAATCACCATATCGTTTTTTAAAACTTTTTTCTTCTGCGTTAGCTGGCTCTTGTTCTACCACTTCTACAGAAGGTTCTTGTCTAGCTTCAATTAACTGATCTAGTTCCTCTTGTTCACGTTGTCGTTTTTCTTCGTTAGTATATTTTTTATTGGCAAATGCTACCTTTTTAGGAGTTTGCATTTCTTCTGCCATAACTGTATCGTTCATTTTAGTACTTCCTTCTGGGGCCACCGTAGCCTAGTGTTGGTAGGGGGATGAGTAGCCAGACAAATATAACAGATTACTTACGTACTGCTAAACCACGTTTCTTTTTAGGCATACCACCTTTTGATAATCCAGATATACCAAAGGCACTATCTAACGCTGCACCACCTTGTTTTTCTGTAGGTGATAAATTAAATGTTTTAAGAGAAGCTTCTTTCGTAGCTTTTTTTGCTGCTTTAGCTACAGCTTGAGGACTAAACACATTAGAAGGGCCATCGTCATTTCCACTATTTTGATTTCTAGATATTACTCTTGGGGCTGTAACTACAGGTTCTGCTGGAGTAGGTGGGGAAGAATCTTGACTATCTTGCCCTGTCAACTTTAGTATTTGTTTCCGTCTTTCTTCAGCCCTGTTAGTATTATAATTATCTGAAGCTATATCTACGGTTGGTTCAACGGTAGGTGTAACACGAGGATCTTTACTTGTACCTGCAATAGGGGCATCTCCTAGTGTGTTGATACCTACTAGTTCTTTAATCCTGTCTGATAAGTTACTTTGCTGCCTAGCTAAATTTCTAGCGATTAACTCATTTGCATTATTTTGTGCAATGCTAGTCCTAGATGCTAACGTATCGGGATTTACAAGAGATGGGGGTCTATTGGCATCTGTCTTTGCTGCACCATCTAGGGATAATGTTACAGGACTAGTATCTGGCATCTGTCTTCGCCGCAAAGCTTCATCTTGAACGAAGTTAGGAAAGCCTGTTTTAGGTGAAAAAGAAAGTAAAGGATTTTCATAGGAGTATATAGGAAGACCATTAGCTCTATATTCAGCGTTCTTCTCAGCAACTCCTACTGCCATGTCACCAGCAGCATCTCTTCCCTCAGATGTAATTGGTGGATAGTCTTGTACTTTAGCCATAGCAGTTTCAGCGTCATTCGGTTGTGTTTCTACATTAAACATCTCTAATACAAGATCGCTGGGATCTACAGGAATTGTTCTTGTTAGTCTATTCATGGAAGAAGGAATTTCGTCATAAGAAGAACCTATAACCATATTCTCTATAGTAGAAAAAGCAGCTTCAGCAAGTCCTGGATCTAAATTGGCAGCTACAAGTTGACGCTTTTGTTCTGGCGTTAATGGTTCCACTCCACCGCTTGTTACTGCGTCTACAACTTCCTGATCTCCTTCCCCTAAAGATGTTGGCCCAGATGTAGAACTAGTAGGAGCGGAAGTAGTAGGAGTACCTTCCGCAGCAACAGCAACCTTTTTAACTTTGTCTTTTTGATCAGACGTAAGACCTAAAGAATTACCTATACTATCTACAACATTAGAAAGCACGTCACCTATTTTACCTAATATACTTTGATTATCCGCTTTACCTTCTAGTTTATCTTTCATAGCCCTTAGTGCAGCTACTTGTCCAGGAACAGTAGTTTTCTTAGCCTCTTCAATTCGAGCGTCTATAGTAGCTAGTATTTTATTCTTATTAGCTTTTTGTGCTAGGTGAGCAAAAATACCAACTACAGGACCGCCAATAACCGCGACAACACCTGACATAATAGAACCAGTTAAGCCTGTAATTTTTTCTGCTTCACTAATATAAGTTTCTAAAGGTGCACTATTCCAACCACCTGCTTCTACAAATTTATTTACAGGTGTTGGAGTGGAATCATTATCATTACTAACAGCTCTTTGTGGCGCTGTAAATGCAGTAGGTTGTGTAGCAGGTGTAGTAGGAGTGACAGGCGTAGAATCAAATAGTACAAATCCTTCAGGTACAGCATCTATGGGTACGCCTTGTTGTGTACGCACTTCTATTTTTTCACCTGTTTCTGGGTTGTGGTATGTTACAGTTTCAACAGGAATAGTTGGATGTGTAGGCCAAACTATACCACCTGTATTATATTCATCAACCATTCCCCCATGAGCTTTTTCTTCTGGCTCTTCTACAATAATTAAATCCGCCATACCAAATGGTAAGTCATCAGGCATAGTAGCTTCGTCAGAGTTACCCATCTGACCCATAGCTTCCATTTCTTTTAGACCCATCTTAGCATCTTGACGTATACGCATTAGTTTATCTAGGCCAATGTAACGCACAACATCTGCAGGAAAAATAAACTCACCCTCACTGATCATTGCAGGTATATCATCTCGAACTTCTTTACGAGTACTTCCTGATGGGACATCGTTACCAGATTCTTCATCTATCATACCGCCCTCATCTCTAAGACCGCCATCTTCAAAAAGTTCCATTTGATATTTCATAGTAGCTCCACCTTTACTAAACTCAAGAGAATTACTACGGCTTTGCGCAGCCTCAATAGCTTCTTCTAATTCATTATGCACACTAGTAGGTTTTATTAAACCCTCGTCTAACATTGCTAGTAACTCACTTTCGGAGTATTGCTTACCACCATGTATAGTGGGAACATTAATCCACTTACCTCTGTATTCAATAGTTGTAGATTTTTCAGATACCATTTCACCTTCAGGAGTTTCGTAAACATCTTTACCTGCTTGTGTTTGTTTACCTGTTCTTTTACCTACATCAGCCATTTTTTAATACTTCATCCCTAAGTAACTGTAGTCTACGTAACTGATAGATTGCACCCTGTGCTCTATGTATTGCCACGACATTATCTGACTGTTCTATTGCACGATGCTGTTGAGCAATAATAAAATTTAAGTACTCTTTAAAATCATTCCATTGCTGGGGGTTGTTGACCAGCGGCTTGAGCTTGCTCAGGTGCTCCTTGTCCTTGTTCATTTCCACTAAATCCCTGTTCTTGTGGTGTCGGTACTTGACCTGTTCCTATGTTTCCTCCACCAGCGCCTGTTGGGTCCATAGGATTTGCGCCTTGTGCAGGTGCTCCTTCGGGCGCAGGTGCTGCAAAACCTTTCATAAGTTCCGCCTGTAGTGCAGCTTCATCTGTATTATTAGTAACCTTATCTGGATCAAGCTCCATAGACTTAGCAATTTCACGAATAATATATTGGAACTTTGCAAATGGTGCTAGAGAAGGCTGGGAAGCTACTTGCAAAAACTGCATTAATCTTTGGCTACGTACTTCATTAGCCATAAGGCTTTCTGTACCACGTGCCTTAACTTCAAGATCACCTTTAATTGCAGGATCATAATCAAACTGCATATTAAAACTAAACAAACCTTCACCTAATGGACGAAGTAAGTAATCATCAATGTTTTTAATTACAGTTTTAATGCCGCCTTGCGCAGCACCCATAAGCATACTAATCCCTGATGCTGTCCTACCTACTCCACTGACTCCAGTTTGACCATGCGCAAACGATGGAAAGCCAGTTGACTCATCTGCTAAGACTCTAGCTTTGTCAAATAGCTGTAAGTTTTCTCCTGCAACATTAGGGAACTTAGTTCCAAAGATTGCTTGTCCAGGAGCACCCCCTTGACGCCTAAAGACTTTTCCAGGATATACTGATAAGTCTTGTCCAGGAACTAGATTAGTTTCATCTACCTCAATTAAAAGATTACCAGATAATACAGCATTGTCAACAGCCATTCGCATAAAGCCGTTCATTAATGTTTGCGTATCATCCATATTTTCAGCTAAACCTACACCAAAGAAGCTATAAGGATTTAATTCGTAGGGTGCAGCATGATAAGGAATGCGAGATGGTTTGAATGGATTTAGTACCATGCGAAGTAAGTTACCATTACATACCCAAACGTTTGCTTGTAGCTCGTCAAAGCCTCTTAACTCTTCAGGTATATCAACGTTTTGTTCTTCAAGAAGTTCAATGTCTACCATACCCCAGTATTCAAGTACTTCAAATCGTTCTATACCTGCGTCAGGAGCGTAATCAGAAAGATCTTCTTCCCAATATTTTTTAGTATAGTTCTCACCAAGTGCAATAGTATTATCAATTACAGCAGATCTAAAATAGGGGCGGCGTTTTAAAGCACGTAGTTGTGTCCTAGATAACTTATGACGTTCTATTACGTATTGAGCTTCATCCATGTTGTTTGCATCTGGGTCTGGAAAGAAATTCCAAACAGATACATGAGACACTTGAGGAACAGTTTTAATAGTAGGAGAATACTCCCCATCTTCATTCCAGTTAGGATACTCTTTGTCTACAGCAAACGGACCCTTCATAATACCTGTACCAAATAAAGACATTTCAAATGCTGTGCTACGTAAATGCTTAGACGCACTAGACTCTTCTAGTTGATCGTGTATCTTTTTCTGCATGGTTTTAGCAGCCACCATAGCGGGACTAAAGGTTATAGAGGAAGGTGTAAGTCCTGTAGTTCCCCTCAAACCTTCTACATCTTTTAGTTTATCTTCTAGTGGACCTAAACTCTCCATAAGAGTTTTTTCAGTTGCACCCTTGAACCATTCTTTACCATCTCCTTTATACCCATAAGGAGACACAGTATCTTCAGAACCTTTAGACTTTAACTGTTCGGGTTCTTTAGGATCAAAGCTTACATTAGAAACAACCCCATCAGGCAATTCTGTGGGGTCTACACTAAGTGGGAATTTATTATTTGCAAATAGTACATCTACAATCTGACCATATGCTGCTAATGTTTTAGTCTTAGTTACTTTAATAAACACTCGTGACTTTTCTGCTTCAGTAAACTGTACGTCACTTCCATATTGTCCACGATAATTACGATAAGAACGCAACCATCTTTCTTCATCTTGATTTCTAAAATCTTCAGATCGTTTATAGCGATCCATAACATAAGGAATAATACTAGACACAGAACTATCTTCTGACGTACTTTCAGTATCTTCGATGTCCTCTAAAGCAACAGAGTCATCTTCTATAAAAATTTCATTATCTTGAGCCATTTATTTTTCCTTAATAGCCAAATACACTATCTGCTACTTGCATACTAGATTTATTTAGTGTAGATGAATCCCCGAAGTCAAATATGTTAAATCGTGGTCTAGACATAATACCATACCTTAAAGCATCATACAAGTGGTCTTCTGATGTAGTATCAATATCTTCAGGATTTTTCTTATCTATTGGCAGTGCAGGTAACTGAGATATTGTGTTAAGACAGTTATTAAAAAATACTAGTCTAGGTTCATTTGTAAACTCGTCTACCTGTAGTCGCCTATGTATTTCATTTTTACCTGATACTCTAGATCCCTTAGATCTATCAGATGGCCTGAACCTACATCCTCGCATAATCATTTGTTCAGCAAGACTAGGACCAGTATCACCACGTTTGTGCCACAAAGAGGAGTCAAGAACTCCATACTTAATATTGCCATCGGAAATTTCTGCTTCCAATATCATGTCTGCTAAATCCGCAGCAAGAACCTTACCTACATAAAGTTCCCTGTAGACAACTAACTGCTCACTAGGCGTAACCGCAAACCAGATAACTCCTGACTTACTTCCGTATCCGTAGTCACATGCCCTAAACTTAATCCAGTTATGCGGAATATCAAACGGTTCTACTACATGAATACTTCTATCAAACTCAGTAAAGGCTGCGCCTTCTTTAATATCCCAATCACCGTCTAGTAACTGTCTACGCTGTTGCTCAGGAAGTGACAGCAACATTGCCTCGTAGTCACCTTGCTCCGCTAGGTAAGGATTGTCTGAAAGCCGTGCAGGTATAAACCTACGTTTGAATAGTGATGTACCTGCCTTGGCATGTCCTGCAGGATACCGTAAAACTTCTCCAGTTTCAATATCAGTAGCATCAAAACTTTTTCCTGTTGATGAAGGGTCAATAAACATTTTCTTAACCCAATGATGACCTCTACCTCCTGGGTTAGTAGTTGCTCTCATGTATACTGGAAGATCTTTTGCTGTAGATCTCAAGCGACTTCGCATATAGTTCCATGCAAAAGGAGTAGGCCATTGAGTAAGTTCGTCGAAGCCAATCCAACTAAATGCTAAACCTTGATAGCGTAATACGTCATCTTCTCTATCTAGGTAAGACATCCACAGTCTAGCACCAGATGGTGCAGTCCATTGCATCTTTCGTTCTGACCACTTAATTCCAGGCCAGATCTTAGGATACATTTCTTGTGATTTAAACACAAGCTCTCTTAGTTCTTCTGTAGTATGCCGTAGGAGCAATCCTGAGAAGGCTGGGTGTCCCATAAAGCGTAATGGGTCTGCCAACATAGCGTAACTCTTACCGCCCCCTGCAGAGCCACCATATAAGACCTCACGCTCTCCTGCTGCTAGAAACTCTGTCTGAGGCCCATCATTAGGTTTAAATATAATATTATGCTGCTCTTCTACTGGAGCTAAGTCACCTACTATATTTGCAGGTTTAGGCTGCGCTGTTTTCTTGCGAGACTTTGTTTTGGGAGGTTGCTCCGATACGGCTGTTTTCGATTTCTTCCGCTTTGGCGATTGCCTTTTTCGCATAGTCTGCCCATCTGCGTAGGCTTCCAGCTTTGTTTTTTCTTCTTCGTTCATTATCCAACCGTTTCTTTAGTCCTACGTGGGAAATAGATCTGCCCGTGTTTCGTGTAAGCCAATTGGCTACTTCACGATAGGAGTACTGTTTTATGTACTTCTTGGCTTCCATAAGCATATCAAGTTCTAATTGAATTGGCAAGAGTATTCCGTTATCTTTTGGATCTATTTTATACCCAAAGGGTACAGTTCTTGCTACACGTGGAATTGGAACCCATTCATTTTCTTCTTGTAGGTCTGTTGGTTGTGGTAGTTTCCATTGTCCTAATGGTTTAGTCATCTTCTTCCTGTGCTTGTTTAGCTGGCATAAGCATTACACCGCCCTTAGCTTCTACCTGCATCTTCTCTGTTTTAACAAGACCAGTACGATCTAACAGTTCTTTTGCTGCAGCCATCTTATCACGAATACCTAATTCAGTAGGATCATACAAAGCACTTACCATAGCCATAGCAGCTTTAGGTACGTTACGTGCTAAGTAACTATGTGTCACGTTTAGTATTTCTTCTTTAAGACTATTAGTTATTTCTGTATTAGTTGTGTTAGGTGAATATCCAGCAAGCTTTTTAGCGGTGGTAATATCTCCACCTGCTTCATCCATAAGTACATCTAAAAACTTTTGTTGGCGTTCTGTTAATTCACGAGCCATAATTATTCCTTACATCAACTCAAAGTGAGGACCGTCAATAAAAGGTCTACGGCCTTGTGACCTACGCAAATCTACGTATGCCATCATTGCATCTTCCGCTGTACCTTCGTATGTACGGATGTCACCCTCTGACCAAGCTGCACCCCACTTGATTGCTACACCAAGTTCCTTAGCTGCCTCTTTCATTGCGTCACAGAGATCGTCATAAACATTCAGTTCCCAACAACCCTTACCATCTACATAAGCCATGAGATCTACTGCACGACCTTCAAGATGTTTTGATTTCATAGTCTGAGATTTACCTGCAGCCACAAGTTTCTTTTGTTCGTCTACAGTACGGAGGCCGTAGATAACACCAAAGTCTACTTTAGTTAATTCAATAGCACGTTTAACTACAGATACTAAGGTATCGTCTACGCCTTCCATTTTTCCAAGGCTACGATTTGATAATTTAAAACTCATTTTACAGGCCTCGCTTTAGGGCGAACTGGTTTAGGACGCACTTTAGGACGAGGTGATTTTTTAGGAGCCTGTGTAGTTGGCTTTGATTTTTGTTTTTCTAGTTCAACTTTAGCTATAGTCTTTTCAATTGCAACTTGCATCTGCGCACGTTTTTTAGCGTCTGTCTCAGCTTTAAGTTTTTTACGCATGGCTGCTACACCTGCAATACCACCCCCCACAGCACCTACTCCAGCGGCAGCGCGAGTACCAGCGCGATAAGCACGTTGCCCTTTCGTAGCGGCATTAACTTGAATTTGGCCTGCGTTAGGTTTAGTAACCATATCCTGAGCGTGTTTCTTTCCTTCAGAAATGGCTTTCTTAGTATACTTCTTTGCCGCAGCCCGTAAGCCATATTTTGCAATGTACCTTGCGACTACTGCCGCTCCTGCTGCGATTAATGGTAATGGCATTTTATTTCTTTCCCCCAAAAAACTTAGTGGCTGAACGTACACCAAAGGACGCAGCCACGATTACTCCTAATGTATAACTATACCATTGCGGCATAGTATCTAATGCGACAAATCCATTTTGCACAACCTGCCTCCCCCACTCTCCAGTGAATACTAGAATTAAAGGAATCGAAAATAAAATAGTTAGCCACTCGTCCTTCCAAGAAGCTTGGCTACCTTGAGCCATAATCTTTTCCCAATCTGCTTCACTCGTTGCACGACTGACCATAATCTTTGCTTCAGCTTCAGATTTGGCAACCTTAGCTTTAGTTTCGGCAGCTTTAGTTTCAACTTTACCATTTAACCATGTTCCTGCTAAATTAGCGATAGGTCCAATAAGAGCTTGTATCATCTGGAATCCTTATCTACATATACTTCTTTAGGTGCTGGTGGAGTACTTCTATCTGTCTTAGCTTCTTTATTCATCCAAATACCAAAACAACCAGTGAGTGCTCCCATACAAACTGACACCAGCCCCGCTTGTCCATTAGTAGGATCAGGCAATGCCATATACCAATGTACAGATTGGTACGTTAGTACAGTTACAACTAACATCATAATACGTGGAAATAATTTATAGTCATCAATAATAGTATGTGCCATCATTATCCCCTTCTGTATCTAGCGGTTTTCTTTGCAATGCCTTTAGGTTGAGCCACATGCTGCTTACCTGCCTTCGTGCCTTTTCGTTTAGCTCTGGTTGTAGCGGCATACTCATTGCTGCTAAGAGACTCAATAGCCTTAGCAGGTAAATAACGCTCACCAGTTTTAGCACTAGGCTTTCCACTTTTAGTTCGCCAATCTTGCTTAGTCCATTTGTTTAAAGACTTTTGTGATTTAGCGAAGGCCATTATTTATAGCCCCCGCCTGCTTTTTTGTATTCGGCTGCGAGAAGCTGTGCCTTACGCGCAGACCACTCATTCGCCTTCCCGCCTTTGGTTCCCCGTTTAATCCGCTCAAACAAACGTTTGCGCAAAGCAGGCTTAGTATAATTTCCTGCCTCATTAACCTTGGATTTTGGTTTTGATTTCGCCACGAGTAATACCTATATCTTTTAACTCTTTGTCTGACATATGGGTTAGAAGCCAATAGTCGGCTCTGCGTTGTTGATTGGTCTGTAGATTTTTAAAAAAACGTTTAAACATATTCTATCTCCTTTTATGTTTAGGTAAGCATTACTTACCCTATAGAGATAGTTATATCATGTTTAGTTATACCACACTACAGACAATAGTGCAACCCCGTTATGCAATTAACGTGTAGGGTTAAAGTATTCCTTACAAGAAATTGTAGCATCTAGTGTGCCAGCGTCTTTGCTGCATATTATCTTATCACCTGCGTGTAGATGAAACCTATCAGCATTTAGCATGTGGTAGGTATCATTGCCTGCTATACTGTGTGCAGATGTTAGCTTATGATATTCTTCTGTATCCTTATGGAAAAACTCTACAGTTATCTTAGCTGTAGAATTACCCCCATTAGCTATGCCTAAATACTCTAGAGTTGAGTCATGGTTAGCAGGACACGTATATAGAGTATCGCCATTAGGTGTTGTGGCTGTACCTCCCGTAGTAGTGGAAGTAACACTAATGCTTTCAGAATTTGTAGTATACGTTAGAGCTACCATTATGTATTACTTCCTACGGGTACACAAGAAGGCACAGCTATAGCACCTTTGTTGATTAAGTACACAGCCATCTTACCTGCATCTTTTGAACAAACAGCTTCAGTCATGTGTAATTTTTTACTATTAGCTATTACCTGACAAGAGGAAGCAGCTTGATTAGCACACACAAGGACTACAGCCAGCCACATTACTTCTTACCTTGTGTTCCTGCTACAGAAGCACCACAGTTAGCGTAACCACCTTTGTTCATAGCCATGCTCATATCAGGCTTAGAAGGTGCTCGTTTACCTTTAGGCCGCACGGCAGATGGTGGTACTTCAGAAGCCTGCTTTTTTTCAATATTCTTTTTTGCCTTCATTAACGCAGATAACATACCTTTTTCATCAGCACTCAAGGAGTCTTTAGCTTCCAGTTTACGGATAGCAATACTTAGCTGTGCAAGACTTTTACCTTCTGTCATAGCTGTGTATGATGTAGGAGATTTAGTCCTAGCAATTGTTTTTTCTGTAGTGAATGCGTCTGGGTTAGTTGTCCTACGAGGTCTTCCTTTAACACCCAAAGCTTTAGCTGCCCTACTTAGTTTTGACATTTTTTAGTTCCTTACCATTTAACTTTATCTGCCCAGTAAGCTGCACTTAACTTACCACGCTTAATGTTTTTCTGATGACGAGCTTTAAAACTTGCACGTTTCTTTTTCATTTTTTCTGATTCTTCTGCTTTGGGCTTACCCGCAGTCTTCGCGCCTTGCTCACCAAAGCGAATAGTTTTAATAGTATCACCTTCTTTAGCTACAACTATGTGTGACTTCTTAGGATGACTAGGTGTACGCTTAGGTTTGTTGAAGCCTGATACACCTGCACGTTCTAGTCTAGGGTCTTTAGCCATCTCTCCATCCTTCTTCACGCATAGCCCACTCTACATGCTCTAATGTAAACGGCTTACCGTAATAATTCTGTACAGCTTCTCGTACATAGAATACATCACTATGCGGTATATGTAAATTTTCTAGATTATTGTTCATAAGATGTTCATAAAACTTTGTAAGAACATCATCAGTGTATAGTTTTACTGATTTTCTTTGCATTGTCAACCCTAATATACAAAAAACTTCTCGCTTACGCGACTTAACACGTATATATCTATACAAATACCTACACTGTACGTGTATACTTATATGATATATACTTATATGTAATTATAATATAGTAAATGTAGTACTTATAGTATGTACTGTACGTGTATCACTTAAGTGACCCAACCCAAATTCTATTATATATAGTTTTACACATTAAATATAGCATGTCAATCCCTATAATGCATACTGTAACATAACGTGACACCTTGTAACATAGCGTGATACACTTATTCTGTAATATATAGCCAGTTTAGACACCCATTTAGTACCAGCTTGTGTGTTAATCACCATGTATGTAAAGTGGTTTACACCCCATTTTACTGATCTGTGTAGATATACATGCATATATACGCACCCACCCCCCGTGGCCCCTGCAACCCCCGCCTCACTGCGCGTGATATGCGCCCATAATGCGACTGCATGACCTGCGGTGAGGGCAAATGATGTGCCTCATTCCACCATTACATCATAGATGTACATAGTTTCAATAGGTTACTTGTCTACGACAACTGTTATGCAATCAGTTGCCACCACTTGTGGTGATAAGATGGGCTAAGTTGTCACATCAGAGATGTGTTGCAGCGACGATGCACAAAATACCCTACCCCACCACTGAAGGTGGTCAGATGTATGATCATACGAGCCGTGCGCCGCTCTGCCAATGGCTCACTGACCGTCCAACATTGGACACTTTACATCTAAAGATGTGTCTTTGATGCAACACAATTGATGTCCTACCACAATCTGAGCCTCATACGAGTTTAGCGCAGGTACTTCGTAATTACTTGTAATTACTGCAGTGGCGCGTGAAACGGCAGGCGCAGAGGATCGCGCTATGAGAACCGACTTGACAAACTTATACTATCTTCTTACATAATTAATGATAGAACTATATCTCACTTCTTGTGAGAGATATAGGTTCTCTCATATAATTATAGAAGATAGATAAAGGAACTGCCAAATGACAAATCCAACAGCAACAGTAACTACCGAAGGTACTACAATCTCAATCCTCGTTAAGGAAGGCAAAGCCTTAGCATCAATCTGGAAGCAGACTAACAGTCTAAAGCACACTATCAAAGCCTCTGGCTTCGACACCAGACTTGGTAAACTCTTACAAGAGTTAAAGGCTCAATCCACTTTGGATAGTGGTCAGATTAGCCGTCAAACTCTGACGATGTACGGTATCAATATCATTGATCGTCGTCGTCGTTCTGAAGCTTTGTGGTTCGTTGAAAACGAAGTAGAGTGCCGCAAATTCATCGAAGATGGTAAGTTCAAAGGCACCTCACTTACTGCTTTGCAGAAAGCAATGCGGGATGCTGAGAAGGCATCAGAAGAAACCACCGAAGGTGAAACGTCCAATGTTGGACAGTCTGAGGCAGAACAGCCAAAGGCTGAAACAGCCAAGCCACGTATCACTCACAAGGTGATGGTTAATACCATCCTTGCTCAAACCGAATTGAATAATCTGGATCTCGAAGAGATTATTACAGACTTGATGTCAGTTCTCGAACAGCGTCAAGCGGCATGAGATACAAAGTATCCACAGTCAAGGCTAGTGTTGAGCAAGACATGCTTGACACAGCTATGGCACAGTTCCACGATCTCGCACAAGAGATAAACCGTCCAATGTTGGACACTTCAATTGATAACACGTTCACCCCAGAGGAGTTGAAACATCGTATTCCCACGTTGATCCACGATAGTGGTTGGAAGGATGTTGAAAATGACTCTTGACAAGTAGTATTACATAGTTATATAACACTGATACTTTAGTGAAAGTGTTATATAACATATGTTTAATACTAACACTGATTGAAACCGTCCAATGTTGGACACTTTTGAATGGATGTTATAATGAGATTTAAAAATAAAATTGTCGATGGTGTTAGAGTATACGAAGCAGTTAATGCCTCGCAACCAGTAATCATCTTTCAAAATAAAGATGGCGAATGGGATGGCGTGTTTACCCTAATGGGACAAGATGTATTTCCTCGCACGTTTGAAACGTTTTCTAAAGCTGTTGAATATGCAACAATAGAAGTAGGAATAGCTGGTTAAAACCGTCCAATGTTGGACACTTTAAAAGGAAAATACAATGCAAATGCTTTATCCTCATGGTCACGATGCTGGTGTTGTTTGGGTAACCAAAACATCATCTATGTCAGGCGAAGAAAACTGTCTCCTGATGAACTTCACCTATCGCCAGTATGACAACTGGAAGTTCGGTGGTATGCTCATTCAAGACGCTATGCCACAATTGTCTGCCGAAGAACGTGAGTTCTTGATGACAGGTATCACACCTGCCGAATGGAATGAGGCGTTTGCCTAATTGAAACCGTCCAATGTTGGACACTTTAGAAAGGATACATACAATGTATCAACGTGATGTTAATGAGATCAAAGCCTTCGTAAAATGGCGTGGCCCAGATGCAATGGTAAACACTGGCCTGTTCGTTCTGCTTACAATACAAGCTGGCCTGTCCACAGTCCGTGGTGCCATGCGCAAGGTTGAGCTTGATGGCAATAGTGCCGACTGTTTATGGGGTAAAAAACGTGAAGGTTTTGAGTACCTAATTGATCACAAGGATTACCTGTACGGTAAAGTCTATCAGATTGCAGACAAGCACGGTTATGAATCCAAGCAAGGATGCATTGAGATCATACGTTTGTTTGTCGATGTACCTAACTTTGGCATGGTCAAGGCAGCATTTATGGCACAGTGCTTAGGCTTTGACACCGCCTGTTTAGATGTCCACAACCTCAAACGGTTTGGGATACCTGTCAATGCAACTAAGATTGACATGAAAGCTAAAGAAGCTACTATACTTCGCAAGATTGATTCCTACGTTCACCTATGCCATACTTATGCAGACCATGGAGAAAACCATGAACTTTCAACGGCTGAATACTGGTGGAATACATGGTGTATTTATGTAGCTGGCAATCGTGCCAACCGTGCCTTGGATACTGGTGACGTAGTGTCTAGGTATCATGTAGAGTGTGTAACATATGGATTTGAACATGGATAGAGAAGATTTTTTTGACGCCCTATGGCAGATGGTCAAAGATACGGATGTAGACTACCAAGAATTGCTTGATGACGATGGCGAGGGCGGTGTGTATATCCGTTTCACTAA